TTGGGATGCCAGCGGGTATGCACAATCGCCATCCGTCCACCCTTGTAGCGTCGGGACTCCGTAGCCGCATCTACAGTGTGGTCTACTCAAACGATCACCAATTTTTTACAAAACGAACCCAATCCCGCCACAGCAAACCCACCCCCCATCAAAATAAAACGCCCTGCTAAAAATTTTTATATCAAAAAATCCATGAAATCGTGTTCCAGAACACCCCCCTAGTAATAGTGTCTTGACACGCCCTGCCGTTTCTATGTTATATTTCGCGCCATGCTGACCTGTATCCCAGAGTTGACGGTGCCAATCCCAAGCAAGCGGGAGGACGTGGTGTCTTTGCATACCAAGGTGGATGCCTTGTTTAAGACGGCTGAGTTCCTGCAAGCCTTCGGTGCACCCGATGAACCCTCAGAAGAAGATAAGGTGCGGGCACGCTCGGCCTTCCACGATTCGATCAGCACTGCTGAAGCTACAAATGTAGTAACAGCCCAGACCAACGCAGTCACAACCACAGCATCGGTGATGCACCTCAAGTCCATACTGAGCGAGTACGATCAGGTGGTAGTGAACTCGGCAGTGCAGATCAGAACCTATGTGACCAACAAGCTGATTGAGGAAACCACACACCCCGATCCCAAGATTCGCATCCGTGCACTTGAACTGCTAGGCAAGGTGGGTGACGTGGGGCTGTTCATCGAACGCAGTGAAATTACTGTCAAGCACAAAACCACGCTGGAACTTGAGGCTTCTATTAAAGGTAGGATTTCCAAACTGCTTGAGCTTCGCAGCAAATCTGAACAAGTTGTGGATGTGCTGGCCAAGCCCAGAACATTGCAGGAAAGCAAAGCCGATGTGCTGAACACCCCCACCCTAGTACGCTCTGAACCACATGATTGATTTTTCCGAGTTCACAATGGAGGATCTACAAAACGTAGATTTGGCAAAGCTAGACCCATTGGATTTGGAATCGTTCGATGCCACACTGGAAGAGTTGACCAAGCGCGAGACTTCCAAGATTGCACGCAGTAGCCTGCTTGAATTTTGTATGAAGATGAACCCCGACTACAAAATCGGGCGGCACCATAAGAGGCTGGCGTCTTTATTAGAAGACATGGCGTTCAACCGCAAAGACCGGATTGCTGTCTCTATTCCGCCACGCCACGGTAAATCTTTTTTGGTGTCTGTTTATTTCCCTGCATGGTTCCTTGGCAACTTCCCTGATAAGAAGGTGCTGATGGTGTCTCACACCACTGACCTCGCCGTGGACTTTGGACGCAAGGTGCGTAACTTGGTTGACCAAGAAATGTACAAAGAAATCTTCCCAACGGTGACTCTGGCCGCTGACAGTAAGTCTGCTGGCCGGTGGAACACCAACTCAGGTGGTGAGTATTTTGCCTGCGGTGTTGGCTCTGCCCTTGCAGGCCGAGGCGCTGACTTCTTGATTGTTGACGATCCGTTCTCTGAGCAGGACATCTTGAACGGCAACTTCGAGGTGTTCACCAAAGCGTACGAGTGGTTCACATACGGAGCACGGACACGTTTAATGCCGGGTGGTAGGGTAGCAATTATCCAAACTCGTTGGCACTTAGATGATTTGACAGGTCGTGTTTTAAAAGATATGGGGCTAAACGAAGCCGCCGACCAGTACGAAGTCGTAGAATTTCCAGCTATATTAGAAGTTAAGAAGAACGAAGAAATTGTAGAAAAAGCTCTATGGCCTGAGTTTTTTGACCTAGAAGCACTGCACCGTACTAAAGCCTCAATGCCACTGTTCCAGTGGAACGCTCAATACCAACAAAATCCTACTGCCGAAGAAGCTGCACTAATTAAACGTGATTGGTGGAAGGTATGGAAAAAAGAAGACCCGCCATCTTGTGAATATATTATTATGTCGCTGGATGCTGCAGCAGAGTCACATAACCGAGCCGACTTTACAGCCTTAACAACTTGGGGTGTGTTCTTCAACGAAGAGGCAAGCGCATACCATATAATATTATTAAACAGTATCAAGCGAAGGGTTGAGTTCCCAGAGTTAAAACGCCTAGCTTATGAAGAGTATGAAGAGTGGGAGCCGGACTCGTTCATAGTGGAGAAGAAGAGTTCAGGTGTTGCTCTCTATCAAGAGTTAAGACGTATGGGTGTGATGGTGCAGGAGTTCACCCCGCATCGTGGGACAGGCGACAAGATGGCACGACTAAATTCTGTTGCAGATATTGTACAGTCTGGGTTGGTATGGGTTCCCGAGACACGGTGGGCAGAAGAGCTAGTTGAAGAGGTAGCAGGGTTTCCGTTCGTATCTCACGATGACTTGGTGGATGCTACCGTGATGGTGTTGATGAGATTTAGACAAGGCGGGTTCATACGTTTACCGACGGACGAGCCAGAAGATATTAAATACTTTAAGAGCCGTAGACACGGCGGGTACTACTAAGAGTAGGGGGGAGCATGTCTAAACTAGACGACTTAATTAAATCAAGTGATACGCTGCGTTCATTGGCTAATACGTTTGGTATGAAGCAAGAGATAGAGGTGCCTCCAGAGTTACCATCCGCTGATTTAGGGGAAACTAAATATGGTCTTCTTGACCAAAACCCACTATACGCAGTACCCCGTTCAACTATACCTACAGACTTACCGCAGAATATTCGTGCATATAGAGCAGACCCTACTGGTAAATTTGGGGGTAAAGAAGGAATTGAAACCTTACCAATTAATCGTTTTTTAAAAGGTGGAGACCAATACCACCCACAAAACTTAGACCCTAAAACTTCTACTACATATACTGACCCATCTAAAGCGGTACAAGAAATATATCGCTACGCACGACTTGCGGGAGCCGCAGAAAAAGATGGACTACCTACAGTTTCTTCTCAAGAATTAGCTAGTTTTATTCTACAAGAAGGGCGGTCAGACGCAGGTATGAGTGGTGGTTCTTATGGCGGTAACTATGTTAATAAGCTTAAGAAAGATTTAACAAGTAAATATAATATTCCTAATGAAGATGTAAACTTTTTAATTACAGTAGCAGATAAAAAACGTATTGCAGATAAGCTTGGTATTTCATTTGCAGAAGCATGGAACGGCACAGGTAAGAGTATTGCAGGTAAAACAGGTAAAGATTATGCTAGAGAGATGGAAGGCACTTCTAAAATTGCTGAACATCCAAAAAATGCAGAGCTAATGGCAATAATCAAAAAAGGTATTGAAGATGGTAAAAAGCATGGGCTACCGTTAAACGAAAATGCGTATAAAGATTCTATATATAGTAAAAAGAAAGTTCCCTACAACGCAGGTGGCGGGGTGCAAATGCCAAATGACTACTCAGATGGTAACTGGAGGCTAATATGACTAAAGAAGAATGGGAAAAACTTACGCCATACATGAAACGTGTATTGTCAAAAGAAGGCGCATTCCCGAGCTTTACAGAAAAAGCTCCTGAAAAAGGACAGCCATACACCAATGTTGGAGTTATGAACTCCCCTGAATATACTATGGGTATGACTTCAAATGTGGGAGGGTTTACTATAGACCCAGAAAAACCAGACTTACCTACTAGTGATCGTTCTACTATTAGAGTGTATAACAGAGAAGAGCAAGAGAAAAATCCAAAACAAGCGTTTGTAACTCGTGCACATGAAGCAGAACATGCGTTGGCGGGTCAAGGTTTAGGTAATCACGCAGAACTAAACCCTCTATGGGACAAAATGACAGAAAATACTCGAAACTCTAGCAGAGGAGCTATTGTAGATCGTTTGGTAAAAAATTCTGATTATTTAGTAAATAATTGGGGCTTACGTCCTGAAGATGCAGATAGAGGATATTTTTCAAAACAAGTATTAAAGCGTAGAGATGGACATAACTTTTTGTATGAACAGTTGTCAACAATATCTGCGCTAGAACAGCAAACAGGAAAACGATTTGTAGAAGACCCGTATGTACGTAAAAACATATTAAAGACTCCTGCAGAACGTGAAGCATACGAAGCACTAACAGGATTACGTCAGACTAGACTAGACGCAAAAGATTTACCACCATACACTCGTCAGCCGGGTTCTACATCTATTAAGAGTGACCCAGATAACGCTGGAGTTTTAGATAAAGTTAAATCTATGCTTGGTTTTGAACAAGGCGGAGCTGTAAAAATGCCGGACGAGTATTCCAAAGGTAGTTGGAAGTTAATTTAAGGACAGATCATGGCAACTAATATGATGGATAAGGGCTTGTACTCCGCCCCACAAGGTATAGAGCAGCTAGATAATCAAGATATGCCGGACTTTGAGATTGAGTCTGATGCACTAAACATGCTCCCTGACGGTAGCGTAGAGGTAACTCTTGAAAAAGAAGCCGTAATGTTGGGCGACGAAGAGGGTGAGTTTGACGAAAATCTTGCTGAAAACATGGATGAGGACGAGTTAAATCTTCTTGCATCCGAGTTAATCGAAGAAGTAGAAGCCGATATTAACTCACGTAAAGATTGGGCGGAAACATACGTCAGAGGATTAGAAGTATTAGGCTTTAAATACGAACAACGTACTGAACCGTGGGACGATGCTTGCGGTGTTTACTCTACAGTGCTTGCAGAAGCAGCGATTCGCTTCCAAGCTGAGACTATGTCAGAGACTTTTCCTGCGTCAGGTCCTGTAAAAACTAAAATTATAGGTGTTATAGACAAGGTAAAAGAGGATGCAGCACGTCGTGTACAGAACGACATGAACTATAAGCTCACCGAAGAGATGGTTGAGTATAGATCAGAGCATGAACGCATGTTATATAGCTTGGGTTTGGCGGGTTCATCGTTCAAAAAAGTATATTTTGACCCTACTTTAGGTCGTCAAGCAGCAGTTTACATATCCGCAGAAGATGTGATCGTGCCTTATGGTGCAGCACATATACAGTCAGCCGAGCGTGTTACACATGTGATGCGTAAAACTGAGAATGAGATGGCGAAACTGCAAGCTGCGGGCTTTTATCGTGAGATAGATTTAGGTGAACCACAGAGCTTTTTCACTGATATAGAGAAAAAGAAGGCTGAAGAAGGTGGATACACACTAACTGATGACAACAGATACACAGTTTATGAGATTCACGCCGATTTAGCTATAGAAGGTATAGATGAGGACAAAGATTTAGACACTCAGCTTGCTAAACCTTACGTAGTAACTATAGAAGTAGGCACAGAAACTGTATTAGCTATTCGTCGTAATTGGAATCCGAAAGACGAGCTAAAATTAAAAGAAAATCATTTTGTACATTACGTATATATACCGGGATTTGGCTTCTATGGCTTGGGTCTTATCCATATTATTGGTGGTTATGCTCGTGCGGGTACTTCTATCATTCGTCAATTAGTTGATGCAGGTACGTTATCTAACCTGCCGGGTGGTCTGAAGTCACGTGGTTTGCGTATTAAAGGTGACGATACGCCGATTGGTCCGGGCGAATTTAAAGACGTAGATATTCCGAGTGGGGCACTCAAAGACAACATCATGTTGTTGCCATATAAAGAGCCTAGTCAGGTTCTAGCAGCGTTACTTCAAACGATTACTGAAGAAGGTCGTCGTCTAGGTGCGATTAGTGACATGAACGTAAGTGATATGTCTGCCAATGCTCCTGTAGGTACAACTCTAGCTATCTTAGAGCGCACATTAAAACCTATGGCTGCAGTCATGGCACGTGTGCACTTCGCTATGAAGATGGAGTTCAAGCTTTTAAAGAACATCATTCGTGACTACACACCGAAAGAGTACGACTACAAGCCTGACGTAGACGAGGATCGTAAGACTAAGCAAGCCGACTATGACATGGTTGAGGTTATACCTGTCAGTGATCCTAATGCTACAACGATGGCACAGCGTATTGTGCAGTATCAAGCAGCGTTCCAGATGGCGCAGTCTGCTCCAAACATCTATGACATGCCATATCTGCATAGACAGATGATAGAAATACTAGGTGTGAAGAACGTAGACAAGATTATTCCTAACTCTGCTGATCCAAAACCGAAAGACCCGATCTCCGAGAACATGGCAATACTGGTAAACAAGCCAGTAAAAGCGTTTATCTATCAAGATCACAAGGCGCATATAGCTACGCACACAGCGTTTATGCAAGACCCAATAATTGCACAGACTATTGGACAAAATCCTCAAGCTGCACAGATGATGGGTGCACTCCAAGCGCATATCGCAGAACATCTTGCGTTCGATTATCGTGTACGTATTGAAGAACAACTCGGTGCTCAGTTACCTGCCCCAGATGAAGAGATGCCAGAAGAGATAGAAGTGCAGTTATCTCGCTTGGTTGCCGATGCGGGTAGACAACTCACACAAACAAGTCAACAACAAGCTGCTCAACAGCAAGCACAACAGCAAGCGCAAGACCCACTGTTCCAATTGGAGCAAGCCAAGCTACAAATACAACAGCAAGAACAGCAACGTAAGGCTACTAAAGACCAAACTGACGCTGCGATTGCCGCACAGAAGCTACAACTGGACAAAGAACGTGTACAGATCGAGGCAGCTAAAGAAGGCACACGTGTTCAGTCCCAAGAACGTCAAGCAAACAACAGACTTAAGTTTGACGCATTGAAGATGTTGGCAACACCAACGAAACAAAACCCACCGAAAGGTAGCTAATGGCAAAAACTGTATTTGATGTCTTGGTAGACAAGATAAACGAACAAATCGAGATCAACCAAGAGGCTTTAGTCTCTGGTACGTGTCAAGATTTTGCTAAATATAAAGAATTGTGTGGCGTGATTCATGGTCTAGCGACTGCACGTAGAGAAATAAAAGACCTTGCTAAATATACGGAAGAAAACGATGACTGAAATCGCTATTGCAACAGAATCAGGTGAAGTATCAACCTTGCCGGAAACAGCAGAACAGAAAGCCAAGCAATTACCTCGCCCTTCTGGGTACAAGATTCTTTGTGCTATCCCAGATATTGAGGAGAAATACGAAAGTGGTTTAATTAAAGCCGATACTACGAAAAAACATGAGGAGATTCTTGCCACAGTTTATTTTGTTGTGTCACTAGGCCCTGATTGCTATACCGATACAGAACGCTACCCCACAGGTCCGTGGTGTAAGGAAGGCGATTTTATTTTGGTACGCCCACATACCGGCACCAGAATCAAGATTCATGGCAAAGAGTTCCGCATTATCAATGAAGATAGCGTGGATGGTGTTGTCGAAGACCCCCGTGGTATATCACGAGCATAAGGAGTAACACATGGCTGAAAACAATATGGAAAAAGTGGAATTTGAGTTCCCTGATCCTGATGCAAAAGAAAGTAAGAAAGTAGCAGCGGAATCTGACGATGACATTGAGATAGATGTCGTAGATGATACTCCGGCGAAAGACCGTAACAGAAAACCTGCTGATCCCCCACAAGATATAACGGAGGAAGAACTAGGTGAGTATTCTGAAAAGGTTCGTAAACGGATACAACATTTTAGTAAAGGCTACCATGACGAGCGTAGGGCAAAAGAAGCCGCCTTTCGTGAACGTGAGGAAGCTGTTCGTATTGCCAAACTTGTTGCAGACGAGAATAAACGTCTCAAGGGTACGGTTAATAAGAACCAAGAGGCACTTCTTGAGCAAGCTAAACTTGCTGCTAGTTTGGAGTTGGAAGACGTCAAACGTGTGTATAAGCAAGCTTATGAAGCAGGTGATTCTGATGCAGTAGTAAATGCTCAAGAAGCGTTAACCGCTGCCAAAATGAAGGCAGAAAGAGTAAACAATTTTAAATTAAACACTTTACAAGAAAACGAAAATGAGGTACAACAGCCGCAATACGCTCCTCAGGCATACGTAGATGAGAAAGCTACCCGGTGGCAACAAACTAATCCGTGGTACGGCTCAGACGACGAGATGACCAGCTTTGCATTGGGGCTGCATACAAAATTGGTTAAACAAGGGGTAGACCCCCGAAGTGACGAATACTACGAGAAGATAAATTCTCGTATGCGCCAAGTGTTCCCAGAACAGTTTGATGATGGGGATCAAGAACTAACGGAGGAAGCTCCACGCCGTAGGAATGTCGTTGCGCCCGTGACTAGAAGTACAGCACCTAAGAAAATTGTGCTGACACAGACGCAAGTTTCAATCGCAAAACGGCTAGGTGTACCGTTAGAACTATACGCCAAACAGGTTGCTGAAGATATGAGGAAACAATAATGGCTGAAAATAAAGTAAACCGTGAACAACAAACCCGTGAAGCTACCGCACGTAAGCGTTCTTGGCAACGTCCGGGTGGTCTCCCTGATCCAACACCGGAACCGGGATATAAATTTCATTGGGTACGTATAAGTACTCGTGGCGAAATGGATGCCACTAATGTGACCTCTAAATATGGAGAAGGCTGGGAACCTGTAAAAGCGTCAGATCATCCAGAGATTCAAGTTTTCCACACGGAAAATGATCGTTTCAAGGACAGCATTGTTATTGGCGGACTGATGTTATGCAAAACCCCATCTGAGTTTGTTGAGGAACGTAATGCTCATTATCGTGAGCAAGCCGATGCCCAAATGCGCTCAGTAGACAACAATTTTATGCGAGAAAATAACCCGATTATGCCTCTGTTTTCAGAGCGTAAATCTAAGGTTACTTTTGGCTCTGGTTCTTAATTTTTTGGAGTAATTTATGGCATATCCCGTTATAGATGCCCCTTACGGGCTACAGCCGGTCAATTTGATCGGAGGTCAGGTATTTGCGGGTTCTACTCGTGAATATCCAATCACTAATGGTTATTCTACGAACATTTTCTACGGTGATTACGTAGGTTTGTCTCGTGGTGAAATCGTTCGCTTGTCTGTGTCTACTGGCACAGCAGGTAACCAAACTGGCATCTTTTTAGGATGTTCGTTTACCAACCCCGTCACAAAACAAAAGCAATTTCAACAATTCTGGCCCGCATCAACTGCGGCTGGTGATGCAGTAGCTATTGTTTCTGACGACCCTGATGCAGTTTTCAAAGGTGTTGTTTGCTCTGCTACTACTGTTATTGCTTCTGGCGCTCGTGCCATGATCGGTCAAAATTTGGCAATGATCAACAATACAGGTAGTCTCGCATCCGGCAACTCTAGGAACGCAATCTTGGCCCCTACTGATACCCCTGCCACCACTTCTTCCTTGCCAGTTCGTGTGCTTGGTTTAGTGCCTGACACGGCTGTTTCTTTAGGTACGGCAACGTTTACTAGCATTTCTACTGCTACTGTGACCTGTTCGGCATTGCCGTTTGCGTTGCCAGTTGGCACTGATGTTGGTTCGCTGCTCTCGAACGGTCAATATATCAGTTCGGGTTCTTTTGTTGATACAGCGGCTTCTGCCGGTGCTACCTCGTTTATCTTGAATCAAGCTCCTGCCGCAGCTTTTGGCGCTAGTTCTACGCTTGTGTTTATGCAGTATCCAGAGATTCTGGTCAAGATTAACTTTGGTCAGCATCAGTATTACGCTGGCACCAGCATCGCTTAAAGGAGTAACATAAAATGGCTATTTCACGTGCACAACTACTTAAAGAACTCTTACCGGGTTTGAATGCCTTGTTTGGTATGGAATACAAACGCTATGGCGAAGAACACAAAGAAATCTACGAAACCGAGACTTCTGAGCGTTCATTTGAAGAAGAAACAAAACTGTCAGGCTTCACTGCAGCACCTGTTAAAAACGAAGGCTCTGCTATTCGTTACGACAATGCTCAAGAAGCATGGACAGCTCGCTACAACCACGAAACCATCGCTATGGGCTTTTCAATCACTGAAGAGGCTATGGAAGATAACTTGTACGACTCATTGTCCTCACGTTATACAAAAGCTTTGGCTCGTGCTATGGCGTACACCAAGCAAGTTAAAGCTGCAGCTATCCTGAACAACGGTTTTAGCTCTGCATTTACCTATGGTGACGGCGTTTCTTTATTCAGCACTGCTCATCCACTAGTATCTGGTGGTGTTAACAGCAACACTTTCACTACTCCTGCTGATTTGAACGAAACTTCTTTGGAAGCTGCCGTTATTCAGATCGCTGGTTGGACTGATGAACGTGGTCTGTTGATCGCTGCTAAACCAAAGAAGCTGATCGTTCCACCAAATCTGCAATTCGTTGCAACTCGTTTATTAGAGACCGAACTCCGTGTTGGTACAACTGATAACGACATCAACGCAATCAAGAACAATGGTTCGATCCCAGAAGGCTACACCATCAATCACTATCTGACCGACACAAACGGTTGGTTCTTGACCACTGATGTACCTAATGGCTTGAAGCATTTCGTTCGTATGCCTTTATCCACCTCTACTGATGGTGACTTCGATACAGGTAACGTACGTTACAAAGCTCGTGAGCGTTATTCCTTTGGTGTATCTGATCCATTGGGCGCATTTGCTTCACCGGGTGCGTAATTAGTAAAAACTGAGAAGGGACCTTCGGGTCCCTTTTTTATTTATTGGAGTAGCTATGTCTGACTTTATACAGAAACAAATTGAGTCTTCAGAGCGTTTATACAAAATGATGTTGGATGATCATAAAGAACGTATTGGAAAGATTACAGAAGCGTATAATTTGAGTGAAAGTCTTTTAAATAAATTAAAAGAGCGTGATGAAGAGATAGCAAAACTGCGCCATAAACTGAGCGTGTACGAAACACTAGAGCGCATGTAGCCTGTTTTTGATTTGTAATATTTGTGGTGTAGTATTAAATGGCAGTCGAGGTGGCTGTGGGCATGTTGTCATTTTAATACGGAGAATATTATGAAAGTTAGAGTTACTTTTGAGTGCGATTACGATGAGTTGTTTGATACCTACGAGTACGAAGAGTACGAAGAGTTTGAGGATGACGAAGATGACATCGAATACGATGAAGACGGTGTAGCTTGGTGGTTTGATGCAGAAGAAGAAATCTGGTATTTCTTTGATGAAGACGAAGATGATTGGTTTGAGTGGGACGAATCCGAGTACTACGACTTTGAAGATGAAGAAGTAGCTGCTTGATCTAAGGGGGCTTCGGCCTCCTTTTTCTTTTTCTGTAGCAATTCTGCGTCATGTAACTTTCTGTGGCAATTTGCACAAAGGACAATACAGCGTTCTTCTATTTCTTTTAACGCCCCTTTGTAATTTCCATTTGTAAGTAGCTTATTAACTTTTTTATTATCTTTTGCCCTAACAACATGGTGAAAATCAAAGGTAGCGGGGTGGTTTTCTCCACACTGTACACACGATAAAGTCGCTTTGTATAGTCGCCATTTTTCCCTATATTTTTCTTTATTGGACTTAATAGTCGCTTTAATCTTAGCTGTATGTTTAGCGTAATGCCGTTTAGCTATCTCTTTTTTCTTTTCTTTATCTTTAACCGGCATACATACCTTGATTAAGTATGAAAAACGCTTGCATTCTATATTAGATATGGTATAACAACAACATTCCGGGAACTCCGGTGTGTCAAATAGCCCCGGCTAGTAACATGCAAATTGACGCACTTAACTCGCATGTGAGGATATATATTATGGGTTTCGCTACACACCTAGGCCCTTGGCTGCTCGGTACTGTTAAAAATACAACCGGTACCACTTCTGGTTTAGTTCGCAATATGGGCGCAACTGTAGTCGCTCAAACTATTCCTGTAACTTTCACCACGTTTACTAATTCATTGACCGGCACTTTAGGTTCAATCCCTGCTGGCTCGTTAATTACTGGCGTTCAGATCATTACGTCTACTGACTTTAGCTCCGCTACTACATTAAAGATTACTATCGGTGGTACTGATGTAGCTACAGCTTCTACTATTACTTCAACTGGCTTTATTAGTGTAACAATAGCTTCTACTTTCGCTGCTACCGCTGCTAATACTGGCACTACTGACGACTTAATTACTTACACTGCTACTGGTACTTCTTTAACTACTGGCGCTGCTACTGTTGTAATTCAGTATGTTGTTCGTGACTCTAACGGCAACGCTAACCCTACTGCTACTCAACAATAATAGGGAGGCATCATCATGATGCAAACAGACGTTAAAAGTGCGGCAGCGGCAGCAAATGCGACGACCACTATTTTTGGTGGTCCCACACGCATCAAAGGCATATCTATTAGCTATTCTACTGGTGCAACGGTTGTTTTAAACGACGGCACAGGCGGTACAGCGGTGTTCTCTTTTACTGCACCAGCGGCGGCGGGTTCTATCTACATGATGTTCCCCGGAGAAGGCATTAAATGTAACTCCAACGTTTCTGCTGTGGTAAGCGCAACGACTACGGCGGTTGTGTTCTATGGCTAAGACTCCGGCATGGACGAGGAAAGAAGGCAAAAATCCAAAAGGTGGATTGAATGCCAAAGGTCGTGCTTCTGCGAAAAAGCAAGGCATGAATTTGAAAGCTCCCCAGCCGGAAGGCGGCTCAAGGAAAGAGTCGTTCTGCGCCCGTATGTCAGGTATGAAAAAGAAGCTTACATCTGCAAAGACAGCGAACGATCCGAATAGCCGGATAAATAAGTCATTGAGGGCGTGGAAATGCTAGATCAACACGAAGCTACTAAACACGCTATTGATGCGGTGTCTGTCTTAACAGTATTAGGTACTCTTATGGAAGCGTTACCCGCTATTGCGGCGTTATTTACTATTATCTGGACGGCTATTCGCATTTGGGAAACCAAAACTGTTCAGAAGTTTATTGCTGAGTTTAAAGGAAAAGATAATGGCTGATATGAAAATAAAATTTGGGGGTAGGGAATTAGAAGTAGACGATATGGTAGAACGTAACCCAAAAAAATCAAGGGACGTTAAACCTCTCCCTCTCCCTAAATCTACAACTCCTAAAAAAATAAAAGAGTATTCAACGCCAACCAAAGACAAGCAGTCTGAAAGCAGTAAGCAGGAGCAAGAGAACGAACGCCTAGATAAAAAACAAGAAGATGAGTATAAGAAATATCAAGAAGGTGAAAAGACTCGCCTAAAAGATCAGGGTTCTAGTTTTTTCAAAAAAGGTGGCAAAGTTTCTTCTGCGTCTAAACGTGCAGATGGTTGTGCAATTCGTGGTAAAACTAGAGCTTAATTAAGGAGTATTAAAATGGCTACAAAAATGAACGCAGGTTTTATGGCAATGATGAAGAAAAAAACAAGTGATAAGCCAATGAAAAAAGAAGGTATGGCTAAGACTAAGAAGATGGCTATGGGTGGTTACGCCGAAGGTGGTATGCCTATGGTTATGAAAGATGGCAAAAAAGTACCTTCATTTGCTGCTGATGGCAAAGGTAAGATGGCTAAAGGCGGTATGGCTAAGACTAAGAAGATGGCTTCTGGTGGCTCCGCTTCGTCACGTGCTGATGGTATCGCTGTTAAAGGCAAAACCAAAGGTAAGATGATGGCTAACGGCGGTAAGTGCTAAGGATTAGCTATGAGACCTTCACGTGGAATGGGGGCTATTCGCTCCTCCAAGATGCCTAAAACTACAGTTAAACGGGACGGTAATGAGCCTGTTAAGTTGTACAAAAAAGGTGGTGGGGTCAATGCTGCAGGTAACTACACCAAGCCCGGTATGCGTAAAGCTATGTTTGAAAGTATTAAAGCCCGTGCAGTTCAGGGTACAGGTGCAGGGCAGTGGTCAGCTCGTAAGGCGCAGTTACTTGCAAAGAACTATAAAGCTAAAGGCGGCGGTTACAAGTGAAAGCCCCACAACAATCGCTTAAAGATTGGGGAGACCAGAAATGGCGAACCAAAAGTGGGAAGCCCTCGTCCAAGACAGGTGAACGATATTTGCCTGAAAAGGCGATTAAAGCTCTAACCACCGCAGAATATGCGGCGACTACCAAAGCAAAACGTACAGGTAAGAAAGCAGGAAAGCAGTTTGTTAAACAGCCGAAAGGCATAGCAAAGAAAACAGCGGGGTATAGATAATGGAAAAGCATACAGAACATACAAACGATTGCTTGATTGATATAGCAGGTCAGTGTAACTGTGACGCCATAACGGATGAACAGATAGACGCTGAGTTGTTAGAGAAAGAAGAAGCAAATGACTGATAATTTTACGCCCGCAGAAAATGTTTTTCGTGTTGTAGACGGTAGGTATATGCACAACAATGAAGAGATTTCTAAAGCCGAGTTTGATAGGCGTAAGGCTGAAGCGGATAACGCTATGGGTGCTATGCGTGGGTCTGGACAGCGCAGTAAACCAATGACTATGCAAGAACGTAAATCAAAATCATTTTCTGATATGGAAGGCCTGAAAAAAGGCGGTAAGGTTAAGAAAATGGCTTCTGGCGGCAAGGTTTCTTCCGCTTCCAAACGTGCAGATGGCTGCGCTACCAAAGGTAAAACCAAAGGGAAAATGGTTTAATGACAACTACGGGCACAACAGCGTTTAATCTTGAGTTCACGGATATAGCTGAAGAAGCGTTTGAACGTGCGGGGCGTGAGCTTCGTACGGGTTATGACTTGCGTACTGCCCGTCGTAGTATGAATTTAATGACCATTGAATGGTCTAATCGTGGTATCAACATGTGGACAATCGAGCAGGGTACTATTGACCTGACTCCCGGAATAAATACGTACGCATTACCGTACGACACAGTTGATTTACTAGAGCATTTAATCCGTACAGGGCAAAACGATGTGTCAACGCAAGCTGACCTTACTCTGTCTAGGATTTCTGTATCTACATACGCCTCAATACCTAATAAGTTAACTCAAGCTAGACCTATTCAGATATGGGTACAGCGTCTATCTGGTCAAACTGCACCTTCAGGTACGTACTTAGCGCAAACTATTAATGCTACCGCTACGACTATAGTTGTAGGTTCGGTGGCTAATCTAGCTTCATCAGGGTTTATAAAGATAGACAACGAGATTATCCTGTACGAATATTTAGATGTAGCTACTAATTCGTTGGGTGGGTGTTCACGAGGTCAAGCAAATACGACCGCAGCAGCCCATACCGCAGTAGGTGTTACAACTCTTGTATATGTGCCGAATATACCTTGCGTCACTGTTTGGCCTACACCAGATAATTCAACACCGTATCAACTTGTTTATTATCGTATGCGTCGTATCGACGATGCTGGTAGTGGTCTTGAAACCCCAGATATGACATTCCGCTTCTTACCTTGTGTAACTGCTGGGCTAGCATACTATGTTGCTATGAAAATACCAGAGGGAACTGAGCGTTTACCTATGTTAAAAGCAGTATATGACGAGCAATTTATGTTGGCGGCAGGTGAAGATCGTGAAAAGGCTACGGATCGGTTTGTACCTCGTATGTATAGACCGCACTAATCATGGGAAATAAGTTTGCAGCCGGTTATAAGTCGATTGCAGAGTGTGATCGCTGTGGTTTTCGCTATAAATTGAGTAAGTTGCAGAAGTTAGTAGTAAAGAATACAGTTATTAACATGAAAGTATGTCCGCAATGCTGGGACCCAGATCATCCGCAGTTAAAACTTGGTATGTATCCAGTAGAAGATGCACAAGCGGTACGTGAACCACGCCCAGACTTAACTACTAACGAGTTGAACATTGGGTCTAGGGATATTCAGTGGGGCTGGAACCCAGTAGGGTTTGGTAATGGTGGTGATAATGGACTTGCTGTCAACAGATTAGTGGCTCTAGGGCAAGTAGGTTCAGTAACTGTAACAATTTCTTAGGAGTTTAAAATGGACAAGATGGATAAATCGCAAGACAAAAAAATGATCAAAAAAGCTATGGGTCAGCACGATAAACAACAGCATGGCGGCAAGAAAACTAAGATCGCTTTGAAAAAAGGCGGTGTAACTAGTTTGGCTATGAAAACTATGGGTCGTAACATGGCACGTGCTAACAATCAAAGGGGCAGATAATGGCTAAATACAGCAAGAAGCTCATGGGTAAAGAAGTAGGTGATGCTGCAGTGTACGCCGAGCCGCATACTATGGACGGCAAAAAACTTAGCATTGACGACGTAAACAAGTATACCGCCGGTGCTGATGTCGTAAAAGATATGAACATTTCTGTTGGTGGTATTAGTAAAGGTAACTATAAAGAAACCAAAACTACCGGCATTAAAGTTCGTGGTACTGGCGCAGCTACTAAAGGTTTGATGGCACGTGGCCCTATGGCTTAAGGAGTAAGTTGTGAACTACGCCGAGTTAAAGACTAATATCAAGAACATTTGTGAGAACGCTTTCACAGATACTGAACTCGCTATGTTCACCCAACAAGCTGAACAGAAAATATATAACACGGTGCAGATACCGGCGTTACGTAAGAACGAAACAGGTAACGTGTCAACAGGTAATTCATATTTAACATTACCCCCAGACTTTTTATATATTTTCTCTTTAGCGGTTATTACTACTGAGGGATATAAGTACCTACTAAATAAAGACGTTAACTTTATACGTGAGGCTTATCCTTTCCCTGCAGTTACTGGCACTCCTAGATCGTATGCAATTTTTGACACCAACACCTTAATAGTAGGACCTACTCCTGACAGTAACTACTCAGTAGAGTTGCATTATGGATACTATCCAGAGTCTATTGTTACAGCAGGAACTACATGGTTAGGTGACGAATTTGATTCTGCCTTATTAAATGGAGCGTTGATAGAAGCTATCCGCTTTATAAAGGGCGAAGCCGATATGATTGCACTGTACGAGAAGATGTACTTGCAAGCGATTACATTACTTAAAATGCTTGGTGACGGTAAGTTGCGTGAAGACGCTTACAGAAGTGGTCAAGTTCGTGTACCTGTTTCTTAAGGATAATTATGTTTACAGCCCCTGTACAACCAGAAGTTGGTAACGTATTTGTAGCTACAACAAATAATCGTGGGTTTACGCCTGAAGAGTTACTTGATCGTGCTATGAATAAGATTATTTATGTAGGTGAGAACTCTCATCCTACGATCAGAGCACAAGCTGAAGCGTTTAAACGTAATGTTGCTGACATCGTGTTGTTTTACATGAAAGAAGCTGTGTACCAAGATAGGGTGACTATTGCTAATGTACTTACACAAGCAGGGCATCCAGAATTAACTAAACTTTTGGAGAACTAAAATGGCTTTTTCCGGCAACTACATGTGCACTTCCTTTAAACAGGAATTAATGCAAGCTGTACATAACTTTACTACAAGTACAGGCAATACTTTTAAACTAGCTTTGTATAACAACAGTGCTTCTTTTACTGCGGCTACTACTGCCTATACAACTAGTAATGAAGTATCAGCTTCCGGTACTTATGCTGCAGGTGGTGGTTCGTTAACTAATGTAACTCCTACTACTTCTGGCACAACAGCGTTTACTGATTTTGCTGATTTGTCTTTTACTACAGCAACTATTACTGCATTTGGCGCAATGATCTACAACTCGTCAGCAGCAGGTAATCCTTCTGTTGTAATTCTTGACTTTGGCGGCGCAAAAACCTCCACAGCAGGTACGTTTACGATTGTTTTCCCAACAGCAGACGCATCTAACGCAATCATCCGTATTGCCTAAGGTGTTTAATTGGCTGACACTACCGTAGTATTTGAAGGTTGGGATGCCTCAGGAGTTGCTTGGGGCGATCAAGGCTGGGGTGAAGGTCATACTAGTTTAACTGGCACTGGAGAAATCGGTAACTCGGGTGTACAGGAAGATGCAATTGTAGCTTTTGAAGGTTGGAACGCTTCTGGAGTTGCTTGGGGCGATCAAGGTTGGGGCGAGGGGCATACTAATTTAACTGCTACAGGTCAAGTTGGTGTTGCAGTTATACAAGAAAATATTGTTGTAAATGTTACAGGTGTATCTGCTGCAGGTGCGGTTGGTACAGTAACCGTAGAAGTTATAACCGAAGCTAATGTTACAGGTGTATCTGCTGCAGGTGCAGTTGGAAGTGTAACCGTAGAAGTTGTAACTGAAGCTAATGTTATAGGCGTAGCTGCCGTAGGTGCAGTTGGAAATGCGGTTGTTGTAGGTGCTGCAAATACGGGTGTTACAGGCGTAGCCGCTACAGGACAAGTTGGCACTGTAACAGTACAAGAAGGTACGGGGGTAAGTGTTACAGGCGTAGCTGCTACAGGACAAGTTGGTAGCGTAACAGTACAAGAAGGTACAGGTGTAAGTGTTACAGGGGTATCTGCTACAGGCAGTGTTGATGCAGTAACTACAACAGGTAATGCAAACTTAACTTTAACAGGTGTATCTGCTACAGGACAAGTTGGTGTTGCAGTAGTACAGGAAAATGTAAGTATAAATGTAACAGGTGTATCTGCTACTGGTCAAGTTGGAAGTGCGACTGTAGCGGCTAATGCAAACATATACGTTACATTAGATTATGCGATAGGCGAAGTTGGTATCGTAACGACACAAGCAGGTACGAACGCAAATGTAACAGGCGTGTCTGCTACAGGCGATGTTGGCAGTGTTACTACAGATACTGAACAGAATGTAGTCTTAACAGGTGTATCTGCTACGGGTCAGGTTGGAAGTGCGGCGGTAGGATCGTCCACAAATGTTAATATAACTGGGTTAGTAGCATACGGATTAGTAGGAAATGTATTAGTTTGGGGGAACATATACCCAAGTCAAAACCCTGATTGGCAGAATATAAATGATGGACAAACCCCGAATTGGGTAGCAGTAAACGATGGCAACACAGTAACTTGGGCACCAGTAAATGATGCACAAAACCCAAATTGGGTAACAGTAAACGATGGCAACACAGTAACTTGGGTTCAAATTTAAGGAATTACCATGCCAAGCTCATATACAAGTTCATTACGGTTGACGCTACAAGTAACCGGAGAAAATAGCGGCACATGGGGGAATATAGTAAACAACGGTGTTACTTCCCTTGTTGATGCTTCTATTGCAGGTACAGCTACAGTTACACATACTGACGCAGCAAACTATACATTAAGCACTGCAAATGGAGCGACAGACGAAGCTCGCCAAATGTTCCTAAACATTACTGGCACACTAACTGCAGCACGTAACGTAGTATGCCCTACAGCGTCTAAACTTTATTTTTTAAGAAACAACACGATGTCAGCAACATTACGTTTAAACGCTTCAGCTTGTGCTCTGATCGTAGGATGAGAGTTCTCACCTACATAAATAATCTTATTCATAGC